AGGCCGACGCGATGACCCTCGCCGACAACGCGCGGGCGCTGCAGGGCGTCGACGACGCGGCCGCGGTCGTGGCGATGGCGACGGCGAGCTTCGAGCGCGACGCCGACGTGATGCGCGACATGGGCTACGGCGCCGACGAACTCGACGCGCTGGTCAAGAGCGCGGGCGACGCAGTGCTGCGCGAGGCGGCAAGCGGCGCGGGCGACGTCGAGCGGCATGAGATCATCGGCGACGCTCCGCAGGGCGAAGACCCCGGCGCAGACGAACCGCAGCCCGACGCGCCGGTGTTCAGCCGTGCGGGCGAGGTCTACGAACTAGGGCCGCACCGTCTCGTGTGCGGCGACAACCGTGACGCGGCGACCCTTTCGCTGGCCCTCGACACGGAGGTGCACGCCGTGGTTACCGACCCGCCCTACGGCATCGACGCGTCGTCGATGACCATGGGGTCGGGCGAGTCTGCCAAGCCGCGCCGTTCGCGGCTTAGTGCCGTTGAGCCGTGGGACGGCGCCGCGCCGCCTGTGCGTTGGCTTCTCGACGTTGCGCCCTTCGTTTGCGTGTGGGGCGGCAACTACTTCCGGGACCTTCCCGTGTCGGATGATTGGCTCGTCTGGCACAAGAAGAACGACGGCCTCACGTTCGCCGAGGCGGAACTGGCGTGGACGAACTCCGGCCGCCGCGTTCGGCTCCTCCAGCACCACTGGAGCGGCGAGAAGAAGATCCACATCACGCAGAAGCCACTGCCCGTGATGGTGTGGTCCGTGTCGTTCGCGCCGACGCGCGGGGTTGTGTTCGACCCGTTCGCGGGTAGCGGCACGACCCTCATCGCGTGCGCCCAAACCGCACGCGTTGCTCGCCTTATCGAACTCGACCCGCGCTACTGCGACGTGATCCGCCGCCGCTGGACGAAGTACGCGCGCAGCGCGGGCGTCGACCCCGGCGCGGGGGCACTCGACTGATGCCGCGCGCCCTCACCTACACTCCCGAACTCGGCGCTGCGATCATCGGCGCGCGCCGCGTCGGCGCCACGCTCCGCGATGCCTGCAAGGCCGCGGGCGTCCCGTGGGAGACGTTCAAGGGGTGGCTCAAGGCTGGACGCGAAGGCGACCCGCGGCTCTCTGCGTTCGCGGAGAGCATCGACAAGGCCGCAGCGCAGTTCGATCAGGTGCTCCGCGCGCGTGTGCTCAAGGGCACCGAAGAGGATGCCCGCCTCGCGTTCGACATCCTCAAGTGGAACGAGCTTCGCGCCGAGCGCGCGGCGAAGCTCCGCGCCCTTGAAGCGCAGGCCATCGTCGATGAGAAGCGCGCAGAGGGCACGCTTGTGGACCGCCACGAGCACACGATGAAAGATCCCGTCGATGAACTCCGTAGCCGCATCGCTCGCCTCGCTGGACCCGGCGAAGCGGGAAGCAGCCCTGGCGGGGATCAGCCCCGCTGACGCCGCGGAGCTGCTCGCGCGGTGGGACTTCTGGGCGCGCCCCGATCAACTCCCGCCGCGAGGCGCGTGGCGGACGTGGCTCATCCTCGCGGGCCGCGGATGGGGCAAGAGCCGCACGGGCGCCGAGTGGGTCCGCGCGGAGGTCAAGGCCGCACGCGCCTCGCGCATCGCCCTCGTGGCGCGCACCGCTGCCGACGTTCGCGACGTGATCGTCGAGGGCGAGAGCGGCATCCTCGCGATCTCGCCGAAGGGTGAGCGCCCGACATGGGAACCGTCGCGACGGCGCCTGACGTGGCCGAACGGCGCGACCGCAACGACGTACAGCGCCGACGAGCCTGACCAGCTTCGCGGGCCGCAGAGTGACCTCGCGTGGTGCGACGAGCTCGCGGCGTGGCGCTACCCCGACGCGTGGGACCAACTGCGCTTCGGGCTTCGCCTCGGCGACAACCCCCGCGTGTGCGTCACGACGACGCCGCGCCCGACGCCGATCATCCGCGCGCTGATCAACGCGAGCGACACGGTGGTCACGCGAGGTCGCACGCGCGACAACCGCGCGAACCTCGCGCCGGGTGTGGTGGCAGAGCTTGAGGCGCGTTACGCGGGCTCACGCCTTGGACGGCAGGAACTCGACGGCGAGGTGCTTGACGACGCCGCGGGCGCGCTGTTCCGGTGGGCGTGGATCGACGCCGCGCGCGTCGCGAAGGCACCCGACCTGCGGCGCGTTGTCGTCGCGGTGGACCCGGCGACAACGAGCGGCGACGAGAGCGACGAGACGGGCATCGTCGTTGCGGGCATCGGGTACGACGGCCGCGGCTACGTGCTCGCCGACGAGAGCGGGCGCTACCGCCCCGAGGAGTGGGCGCGGCGCGTGGCAAGCGCGTTCGCGACGCACAAGGCCGACGCGGTGATCGCGGAGGGCAACCAGGGCGGCGAGATGATCGGCGCCGTGCTGCGCGCGTGCGGCGCCTCGACGCTGCCGGTCCGCACGGTGCACGCGAAGCGCGGCAAGGCCACGCGTGCGGAGCCCGTTGCGGTGCTCTACGAACAAGGCCGCGTGTCGCACGTCGGCGCGCTCGCGCGGCTCGAAGACCAGTTGACGACGTGGGACCCGGCGAGCAATCGCGAGAGCCCCGACCGCCTCGACGCGCTGGTCTACGCCGTGACGGAGTTGATGACAGCGCGCGCGGAGTCATCCGCGTCGCCGCCTCGCATGATCGCTGCTGCGCCCCGCTGGGGCTTCTGAGATGCCGCCCACCTACTCCATCGACATCACGAAGCCGTCGCCGCAGGACCGCTATCAGCGGCGCCTCGGCGCGGGCATCACGCCGCAGACCATCACGGCCGTTCTGCGTGATGCAGACCTCGGGAACATGTGGGGCTACGCGGACCTTCTCGATGAGATCCGGCAGGGCGACCCGCACCTCCACGGCGACCTGACGAAACGCGAGCTCACGGTGTCGGGCGCGGACTACGAGGTCCGCCTCCCGACGACGGCGACGAAGCGCGAAGGCAACCGCGCGCTGCGGCTCTGTCAGGATGCGCTCGCCTCCGTCGAGGTCGAGCCTGGGACGCTCGGACTCTCGGCGCGCGGCGCGATGCAGAACCTGCTCACGGCGACGTTCCACGGGCGCGCAGCCGTTGAGCTCACGTACGTGCGCGACGGTCGCTACACGATGCCGCGACACGCCTACGCGGTGCACCCTCGGCGTCTCTCATGGTCCAACGAAGCCGATTGGCGGCTCTACCTCTACGACGCGACCTCGGGCGATACACGCTTCGCGAAGTTCCCCGGCGTGCCTCTCTCTGACGCCGCGGTGTTCCCGCGCGGTCGGATGCTCGTGCACATGCCGCGGCAGTTCGGGACGTACCCCACGCGCGAAGGACTCGGCCGCGCGCTGGTGTGGTTCAGCGCGTTCAAGCGCTGGACGGTGCGCGATTGGCTCGCCTTCGCGGAGTGGGCGGGTCGCGGGCTTCGCGTCGGCAAGTACGCTACGGGGCGCGACCCGCAGAACGACGGCCGCGCCAACGACGAGGACGTGACCGCGCTGCAAGAGGCGTTGCAGGCGATGTCATCGACGGTCGCGACCGTCATCCCCGACGTGACTGACATCAAGGTCATCGAGGCGAAGGACAATCAGGTTCACAACGACCTCGTCAAGCTCTGCAACGGCGAGATGAGCAAGATGGTCCTTGGCGGCACGCTCACGTCTGACCCCGGCGACCGCGGCGCGCGCTCCCTCGGTGAGGTGCACCTTCGCGCGATGTCGCTGCTGCTCAAGAGCGACGCCGAGAACCTCGCCGACACGATCCGCCGCGACCTCTTCGCGCCCCTCGTGCGCGCGAACCTCGGCGACCGCGCACCGGTGCCGCACATCGCGTTCAGCGTCGAGCCTCCCGCCGACGCGAAGGAGCGCGCGGAGCGGCTCAAGCTCTACATGGACCAGGGCCTTCGCGTGCCCGCCGAGTGGGTCTACGACGCCGAGGGCATCCCGTCGCCGCAGCCCGGCGACGTGACCATCGGTGGCACTGGCGCCGCGGTGATGCCGCGCGCCGACGCGCCTCCCGCTGAACCGCCGCCCGTCGAGGAGTGAGCCGTGGCGAGGTACGACGGCATCAACTTCACACCGCCCGCGGGTGTCCGCGCTGCACTGCGCCGCGGGCTCGACCTGCACGATCAGGGCATGAGCGGCGACGGGTTGCAGCCCGACACCGTCGCGTGGGCGCGCAGGCTCGCCGATGGGGGCGCCGCCACGCCAGAGAAGGCGCGCAAGATGGCGCGGTTCTTCGGTCGCAACGGACGCTTCGCGACGGCGCCGAAGGACTCTCCCGCGTGGGTCTCATGGCTGCTCTGGGGAGGCTCCCCGGGTCGCTCATGGAGCGCGAAGCTAGTGCGTCAGATGGACGCGAGGGATGCTGAGATGACCGCAACCATTCGAGGCGCGTGCGTCGCGCTTGAGGCGCCCGCGCAGGGCGCAGAGTCGCCGTGGAACGTGCTCGCCTACGAGGTCGCGCTCGAAGGGCGCGGCGACGTGAAGCTCACGCGCGCGGACTTCGTGCAGTGCGTGGCGAACTTCACGCGCTTCGGCAACCGCGTGCCCGTGGTGCTCTACCACGCCGACACCGATGCGATGGCGCACCCCGACGCGCGCAAGGCGCATGCGTGGATCGTGGCGATGCGCGTGGGGTCCATGACCCGCGATGGACGCACGGTCGCGACGCTTGAGGCGAAGTTCCGATGGGTCAACACCGCCACGCGCGCGAGCGTCGAGACGGGTGAGCTCGCGTACGGAAGCGTCACGCTCGTGCAGAACGGCGTGGACGAGGAGAGCGGCGCGGAGATCGGGAGCTACCTCTGGAGCTTCTCGCTCACCAACAACCCCGCCCTGGTCGACATCCCGCGCATCGCGGCGTCTGCGATCCTCCCGCGCAGCGTGCGCGCGAGCTCGTACTACGGCGACCTCGATGACCGCGACGACGTGCTCGAGATGCTCCGCTCTGTGCTGATGCTCCCCGCGCTCGCCACCGAGGAGGAGGTCATGCGCGAGGTCGGCAAGCTCTCCGCGATGCTCGACGCGCCGCCCGAAGGCGTGGACATCGACGACGTGATCGGGTGCATGCGCGATGCGATGCGGCTCCCGACGCTGACCTCCGCGGCCGATGTGATCGCCGCGCTTCGCAAGGCTCTCTCCGCGATGCCCGCGGAGGATTCTGATTCGGCAGGCGCCATGCCGCCGATGTCCAGCGGGCAGGCGCCCGCGTCTCTCTCCCACAAGGGAAACACCATGCAGACGATTCAGTTTCTGACCCTCGCCGCGCGGCTCGGCATCGCCAGCGGCACCGAGGACGAGGCGCAGCGAGCCGTGCTCGCGCGCGCCGAGGAGACGCTCGCCACCCGCCGCCAGCTCGGGCTCGGCGCGGACGTGAGCGTCAAGGATGTCGAGGCCAAGATCACCGCGCTCGCGGCCGACGCCGCCCGCGTGGCTGTCGTCACCGCCGAGAACGAGGCGCTCAAGGTCCGCGAGGCCGAGCGTTCGGCTCGCGAGGTCGACGAGCACGTCGCCGCGCTCTGCGCCGACCCCTCGATGTCGAAGGCCCGCGTCGCCCTCGAGGGCTTCGCGCGCGCCGACTACGCCGCGTTCTCGAAGGCGTACCCGAAGCCCGCGGCCAACAGCGCCGCGCTCCTCGGCGGGCGCATCACCGCGGGCACCGACACCGCCCCCGCGGCCGACGGCGAGGAGTCGCACTCCGACCGCGCCGACCGCGAGGCCCGCAAGCTCATGGCGAGCAACGCCAGCCTCTCCTACCGTGACGCGCTCATGATGGCGTCGCGCACGCTCGTCGAGGTGCAGTGATGGCTACGTCGTTCCGCAACCCGGGCTTCATCATGCAGGCGACCGCCGAGGCGACCATCGCCGACGGCGTGGCCGTGGTCGTCGGCACTGCCGACAACTCCGCGGTCGTCGCGAGCAACAACCCTACCGCGGGCGTGCTCGGCATCGCCAAGGTCGACGGCGGCGGCTCCATCGCGAGCGGCGCGACGGTCGACATCGTGACCTCCGGGGTCTACCCGGGCATCGCGATGGCGAGCATCACGCAGGGGCAGACCGTGACCGTCGGCGACAGCGCCGGTGGGCTCAAGCCCGCGGCGCCCTCGGCGGGCGTCAACCTCATGTGCCTCGGCACCGCGACCGAGGACGCCTCTTCGGGCGAGCGCGTCAGCGTCGCCCTCAACATCTTCATCATGCAGGGTGCGTGACATGAACTCCGATCAGATCCTCAAGCTCGCGCAGGCCGCGCGGGCGCAGCGCCTCTCGGGTGAGGCGCGTCGGCGCATCGAGCTCGGGCTCGGCGTGGGCAACGTCCACATCGACCGCGCGCTCACGAACCTCGCGGTGATGTACCGCAACCGCGAGTTCATCGCGGACCTCGCCATGCCCGTCGTGACGGTGGCGAAGAAGAGCGACAAGTTCTTCAAGTTCAAGCCGGAGACGATGTTCAACGTCGCGGCCGTGGACATGGTCGGCGCCGAATCCAAGCCCGGTCGTCCCGCCATCGCGCTCGACACGCCGGGGACCTACTCCTGCATCGACCGCGGGCTCACGGACTTCATCTCGACCGACGAGGAGATCAACGCCGACGCGCCGCTCTCGCCGCGCATGGACGTGACCGAGATCCTCACCAACTACCTGCTCCTCGCGCGCGAGCTGCGGGTGGCGACGGTCGTGTTCAACAGCGCCAACTACGGCGCCAACCATCAGGCGCTCTCGGGCACCGCGCAGTGGGATCAGTCCACGTCGGACCCCGTCGCGAACATCGACTCGGCCCTGCGCGCGCCGCTGGTGCGCCCGAACACGATGGTCATCGGCGAGGAGGCGTACGACGCCCTGCGCTCCAACCCGAAGCTGCTGCAGTACGTGCTCTCGCGCGCTGGCACCCGCTCGGGTCCGGTGCCGATGCGGCCCGACGAGCAGATGATCGCGGACGCCTTCCGCCTCGACCGCGTCGTGGTGGGTACGGCGATCTACAACACCGCCGCGGAGGGCGCGTCCGCGTCCTACTCGCGCGTGTGGGGCAAGAGCTGCGCGCTCATCCGCGTCGAGGACCGCCCCTCGCCGCGCCGCACCGCGACGTTCGGGTACTCCTTCCGCTTCGGCGCGATGGAGACCAGCACGTTCTACGACGGGATGCCGGGCCGCGCGGGCGGCACGTACATCAAGGTCGCGCACTCCGACGATGACGAGATCGTCGGCGGCTCGAACGTCGGCTACCTCTACACCACCGTCGTCGCGTGAGTCGACGCGACCGTCGACAGCCGTTCGCGTCTCGCGCGCCGGAGGCCGTTGCGCCCCTGGCAGCGTCTCGTGAGGCATCGCCCGCGCCGGTCGCAGAGCAGATGCCCGCCGCTGCCACGGAGCCGCCCCTTGCAGGCGACGTGGCAGCGCGGGAGGGCGATTCCCTTTCCCCCGACGCAGAGGCTCCTGCGGAGCCCGTGCGGGCGTTCGCGGCCCGTGTGCAGATCAACGCGGGCGCGGCCGGTTTCTTTCGAGTCGGTGAGGTGATCCCGGAGCGCGCGGCGCAGGCGATGCTTGCGTCGGGGCTGCGCATCGGGCGCGAGATCGAGGAGCGCTGACGTGGCCGAACAGACCGCCATCGTGACGGCCGCGGACGTGACCGCACGCCTCTCGACGCAAGCCTACACGCGGCTCTTCGCGAAGAACGGCGGCGCGACGGTCGACACGACCTTTCGCGACCTGTGCATCGCGGAGGCGAACAGCATGATCCGCACGATCACGCGCGCCGCGTTCCCCGACGGGCTCTACACGACGACGGACACCCTCGACCCTGGCGTCGTCGGCAAGG